TCTACCTTGTCCGTTCCCACGGTGACTGAGGTTTCTTTGGGAATGTGGAACTGCTTTCCTATGCTGCAGATTTGTCCCACCCCGGCACCGAGAAGTGTTGCGAATTCTACGACATCGTCAACGTCAAGGCTTCCACCGCCGCCGGCTACCGCTTTTGCGATTGAAGCAAGCATGCGGTTCGTGGTGTTGGTTTGCTCTTTGAACGTCTGGTCATCGAGTATTCTTCGTTTTACTGTTGCCATTGTTGTTTCTCCTTGTATTTTTTATTCTTCCTCTGCGTAGCAGGGGTAGCCTTCATCATCGTAGCAGAGTGTCATGCTCATCTGCGAGTAAATCTCATTGACGGTCTGTGCGGCAGCTTGTGCTGCCGCCGTGTCTGCTATAATCTGTTCCATCTGGGGTCGTAGAGTATTCCACGTGTTTGTGCGCCCGGTCTCGTTGTTGATACGGTTATTCTCGTTGACAATTCTTGCAGCTTCATTCCTGATGCGAGTGTCTTCGTTCGTTTTTCTCGTGGCTTCTGCTGTTTCGATACCGTCAAGTCTTGCAAGTGCCTGCTCGAGCATGTCTTCGGAGCATTTTGCTACCTCGTGGTAGTCTACCCCTGTTGCTGTGATGGGTATGATTACTGGCACCCATACTGTCGTTGCGCCAGTTGAGGTGTTAACTGCGTAAAAAGTCAGCACCGTGTTGCCCGCATAGGTCATCGTGTCCGGAAGCGTGAAGGTTTTTGCTGTGGCTGAGCCTGTAAAGTTCACGGTTGCGTATTCGCCCTTTGCATTGCGCATGTGAACGTAGCACCTCAATGCAGCATACCTTTCTGGGTAGTTTACCTGTATCTGAGTGACTGCGTTTTCTCCTGCAACGACCGCATAGTCCGGTGACGATGCCACCTGAACATTTAAGTCATTGATTGTTTGGTAGGTTCTTTTGTTAAGTAAAAGTGTAACTACTATTTCTGCCATGTTCTATCTCCTTTATTGTCCACCGTACTGTTCGTACAGCTGTCTCCACGATTCATCCGTTCTACCTGAAGGTTTGTAACGTAGGAACGTTGCCCAGTCATTGTTTTTGATTGCGTTTCTTGCGGCTTCGTTCTCAGCTGTCGTTGCTCTATAAGGTAATCTAAAGCTGTCTGCTAAAAGGGAAGAACCCTAAGAACCCGAACTTGCATATCCCGGTGCCAGCGTTTCAAAGCCTATACGGATTTTGAAGTTCCACTCTGCGCCAACGATGAAACCGTTTGATGTCGCTAACAGACTGCTGTAAGCCTTACCATCTGTTCCTAATGTGATTTTATAGGATTGACCTATGTCGGTTCTTCCTGTCTCATAGCAGGCTGCAAAGAACGTTAAAGCTCGTCTTGGCCTGAAATCTGCAGGTAATGAAATGATGGGCGAGGTTCCCATAGACAGGTAGTTTCTCGCTTGCTCTGCAGTGAAAGTCTTAGCCACCTCAAGGTTAACTATTACAAAGTTTCCAGAGCGTTGAACTCCATTCATGCCTGTTTCACTATAAGCGAATGTAACCGTCCCAGAGCCTGTCTGATGCGAGCCGTTATTGATTGCGTAAGTAATAGTACCGGTGGTGCTATCAAAAGTGATTATGTGAACGCTGGTTATTTGTCCTGTAAAGCTCTTGACCGACACAGTGAACTTGTCTTTCAAGCTATTATTCTGATACGTATAAGGGTTTGCTGGGCCGTTCGCCCACGTAATCGTTCCGGTTGTCACGGTTCCGCCGTTTGTTGTGGAGCCGTAATTGGTACCGCAAAAGGTTACGACTCCCGCCTTAAAACCCAGATTATTCAGCCTGTTGTTAATGTCTATAATTCTCGCATCTATCGTTCCTGCTGCTGTATTTTCAGCAGTGTATATTGCGTGGTCTGAGTGTTCAGCATGCACAGCTTCGTCTGCGTTCTCTGCGTGATTAGCGTGTTCGCTTCTCAAGTTGTAGCCGATAGTTTTAACACCGAAGCTCTCCCAGTTCGCTGTTGAAGTGATAGAGCCGCTTGTGTTTACCGCCATCCTATAAAGTATCATTTGGTATGTTCCTGTAGGGTTGGTTATAAGATTATCTTGGCTACTCGGTGTCCATGTTGAACTTGTGCCGTTATCTCTCATTTTGATTGAGCCTACAGCGGTATCTGGGTTGTGAAGGTCCCATTCTAAGTAAATGAATACGTATTTCGTCCCACTCGCCGGGATTGTACCGTTGAGTGTCACATCTGCTTCACTTTGGATGTCGTATCCGTAAGCGGTGGCCATACCGCGCCCTACTTTTATGGAGGTGATTCCACCGCTTATGTTCAGTTTCCACATGAAGTCCGGATTTGCCGTTCGGCTTGTGCCTGTTGCACTTGTGGATGTAAAAAATGTATTTTTTAACACTCCCACGTCATAGCCTCGTATCTGTCTCAACGCTTCGGCTTGAAATCGTGGGTTAATTAGGTTTATGTTCTCGTTCGCATTACCTGCGCCCGCTACTGCTATTTGAGCCATGCTTTCCTCCTATGACCGTATTTTTTTCATGTTCTTCATCTGGATGATGTCCGTGTAGTTGACACGTATCTTCCCGAAGATTAGCGTTATCTCGTTTGATGCACTCGACTCCTTCTTCCCGGTGTAAACCGAGTTGAACACCTTATCAGTGTAGTCCGTCTCTATGCTTTGCCCTGCTTTCATTTCCTCGATTTCGGGAACGATTACCACCGCATCACCTATCTGTAGGTTCTGTGGTTTCATTTGACTGCTCTGGCTCATTTTGATGTTGATGTAGTGGTTATAATCCGAGTAAAGCAGAGCATCCTTTGCCACGTCTTCGGCTGTAACTCCTTCTGCGTTTGCGCTATCCCACTCGGCTACAGTCAGTTTGAACGGCTGCATCCTGCGAGAGTGACTTGCACTACTGGTTATGGTGTTATCAACCGTAAGGTACCACGTGGATTTGAGCGCTTTGGTGTCTTGGTCGATAACTTGGCAGACGGTAGCCTTTACTTCGGATTCTTCCGTTTGGCTTACCGTCATGCCATGTATATTCGCTTTTAGGAGCCTGCTGTTGCCGTTTGCATTTCGGCTTATAAAAACCTCAATGTAGGCACGTTCGCCGGCTTCAAAAACGAGCCTGAATTGTAACACGACATTGTGCGTGTCAAACAAATCTATCAACCAGTCTTTTATGTTGAAGGTGCTATCCTTATATGTCCAGACTGCCGGCACGTTGTATTGCCCGCCTGCAGCTCCGCCTCCTGAATTCCTTATGAATAGCGGGAGCCTTAGGTATCGGTCTGTCACTGTGGTGCAATAGTAGGAACCCACTATTTGCCCGGTCTGGATAATCCCATCATACTTGTATGTGATTTCCGTGTCATCACTCGTGTTGTCTCTTGCCGGGTTTAGGAAGTCGTTATTAAAAAGTTCCAGCATCGGCTTGTAGAGTATCTGCAGTTTCTCGTTGTCTACGTTCGTCACGATGCCTAAATCGTAGGCACCTGAGTCATCTATCAAGGCTATGATTTGCCCCGCCACAGCCTTCGTTTCTTTGGCTAAATAAACCGTAGAATTGTTGTTGACCATGTAGTCGTTGTCCAGCGAGTAGCTACTTACCGCTCCGCCGGATGCGTAGACGAGAGTGTCGTAATTGTAAAAGGTTGCAGTCGTTCCGTCCGCCTTCGTATAGTCCCACGTGTACGGTGCGGCTAACTGCTGAAGTTTGAACGTTCTATATTGCATTATAAAACCCTCACTTGCTCGGTGTAGCTGACCTCTATCGTCACTCCGTTGATTGCTTCAAGGTTGAACATTATAAGGTTGTTGCCGGGGTGCAGGTCTATAAAGTTTATATATTGTGGATTCGCCTCTTGGTAGTCCTGCACGTCTGTCTGGTCGTTGTTAAAAGTCACGACTGACCTTTGAGTGCTGGGGTTGCTGTCCACCACGAGCGTTCTTCCGTTTTCGAGGCCTATGCTTGCCAGCCATTTTGCGTATTGCCTTTTCTCTCCGTTTGAAGCCGTCCACTCTACGAAGTTTAGCAAGTCCCCGGTGCCGTTTGTTATCTTTATTGTGCATCCGATTCGCTCTCCGCTGTTTAGAATGTTGACGTAGAGCTTTTGGTCGTTTTGGTAAAAGTAAGGATAAACGAACGGGTAAACATGCGACTCTGACTGGCTGATGGTTGTTGAGCTTACCACTGTGGTATCTCTTCGCCACATAACCGAGAGCGGAGTCATGGTCATTTTGCAAATAAACAGCCCAGTCTTGAGGTCTTCTTCACCGCTATCCAGCTTGGTGATTTTGACTTGCTTGTACCACGGTTTTGAGATTTGGTCTCTGGGGTCTATCCTGCCTTCTGGGTCGTAGTATATTTTTACGACTTTTTCGTATCCGCCTAAAAACTGGCTGAACCTTTGCATGTTCAGTGGACTGTTAAAGTACATAGTCCCGGTAATCGGCACCTGCTTCGGTGTCTCTTCAGTGACTACGAAGTCGTACTTGACTTGTACCATCTTTAGCGTGGTTTCGAACCCGGTACCGTTTATGTCTGCAAAAAAGGAGGCATAGTCTTCGGTTAGGCTGCTTGGTCTTAAATTCCATATTTCGCCGGCTTCATTTTTTAGCCATATCGTAGGCCTTCCCATTGTCTGTCCTCCTTATCGTATTACCGAGCCTAAGCCTTGGTTGATTAGGTCGGTTAGTATCTTATCTTCTAACGCATCAGCTATAACCTCTGCGTTATCTTCTCCTACCTTAGTGCCGTCTCCTTGAGCGTTGACATCAAGGTTAATGTCAAGGTATTTATGGTTGTTTGTATCGTAGGTGGCTTCGGTGTTGTACTCCATGTCGTACCCCATTTCGGCTGCCTTGTTTTCCACGCTATCCATCTCGTTGAGCATAGCCTCCGCGCTATCCACCGCATCGTTTGATGCTCCTATGAACCAGCCGATTATTTTAATCAAAAGCAAAAGCGCCAGCGAGATTGCGATAATAATTCCCAGCCACGGTCCTGCGGCTGCGTTCAGCCCATGCATTGCTACCGTTTGTCCTACGGTGGCTGCCGTGTGAGCTGCTTTGACTGCGTTGATTATTTTAATTACCGCTATTACCCCTTTAACCAGTGCGATTATTTTCGGTAAAACGATTAGGATGCCGAGCAGTAAAAGCAGGAGCTTTTGTTGCCACGGCGCCATGCTGGCAAAGCTATTTGCCACCCCGGTTATAATGGGGATGACGGTGTCTCTCAAAATTCCCACAAGCGTTTCAAATGCGGGAATAAGCGAGACCATCAGTTCCATGCTTGATGCTTGAAATTTCAGCTTTAAGGCATCCACCTTGTCGGCGGCTTCAGCCGCAATGGCTGCCTGCTCGTTGGTGATGATGCCGTTCTCGATGAGCGTTTCGTCCCATTTGGCTATCTCTTCTGCTGTGGCGCCGGCTACGTTTGCTACATCGAGACCGACTTCACCGAATAATCCCTGCGCTATGATAGCGCGGTCGGTTGCATCGGTAACCATTCCCAGCCGTGATTCTATCAATTCGTAAATCTCGGCATTTGTTTTGTGGTTCAAGTCTTCCTGCGCGATTCCTAACTGTCCCAGATAGGTGAGGTACTTTGCACCTCGTCCGGAAACGATACCGCTTTGAATTGAACCTATTTTGTTTAACGCTGCGGTGTATCCGTCTGCGTTGCCGGTGACGAATGCGTAGCGGTTGCCTAAAAGCTGGAGCTTCTCGACTGTGGTACCGTATTTCTTAGCGGTATCGTCAAGTTCGGCGCCAGTGTTCATGGAAGTTATAAACAGCGCCGCAAGCGCCGCCGTAACTCCCAGAACGGCTTTTGACACTTTGCCTGCGGCCTCTTCGGCTTTGTCGAGGCCTTTGGTTAGGTTGTCAAGTTTCGCATTCTTTATCTCTTCGTTTTGACCCTTCAAAGCCTCCGTCATATCCTCCACGGCGGCTTCCGTTCTTTCCAGCTCCTTCTGGGTCTTTGCGAGCTGGCGGTTATATGTATCCTGCGTGATTGCACCGTTATCGAAGTCCGTTTTTAAGGCTCTTTGCTTTTCACGGAGTGCTGCAATCTTGGCAGTCATTGTTTGCAAGTTATTAGAAAGAAGTTGATATTTTTGACGGATTGTGTCAACGCTTCCGGGGTTAAGTTTTAGCTGTCGGTCTACTTCCTTCAGCTCGCTCTGCGTTGTCTTGATGTTTTCGTTGAACGATTTTACTCTCTGGTCTAATTCGTCAAAACTTCGCCCTATTTTCGCCATACTGCCTCCTTTCTTATTCTTCTACCGAACTGTCAAGTTCGGCCTCTATTCGTGCGTTTATTCGGTCTGTCATGCCCTTCAAACGCTTTATTGCGTTAGTTATAAAAAAGGTACCGGCTCTGTGTGGAGTGCCGTAGTTTAGTATGTTGGCTATCTTTTGATAGGGTTCACCGTTCGGTGCGTTCCCTTTGAACTCCACGTTGTAGCCGTACCAGTTTTTATCACTCGTATCTTTTTCAACGGAATAGGAAGCCTGAAGTCCACCGGTATCGATAGGAATTCTTGGCTCCACTTTTCCGCTAAATTCTTTGACTTCGGTATCTATTACCTCTTCGCCTATCTGTCTCGCTCTGGATGCGCTACTTGCTACTGCGTTTAGGAACTCCGACATCTCTTCAGTTATACCATCGTTCCATGCCATTGCTTTATCCCTCCATGCTGAGCGGTTCTGATAAGTCTATAAGCTCTTGTGTGCCTCCGCCTTTGTGTCTATCGTGTAAGTCCACGGACATGTTTATCACGTCCATTATGACGTTCATGCCGTACTGCATTATGTCAACCTTAAAGCCTAACTGGGCGAGGGAATAAAGCAGATAGCTGGTCAGTCCGTAGTCCTTGTTTGCTGCCTTCTTTTTTATTTTTTCTGGTATCTTGAGTTTTTTTTTGCGATAGCCTCGTAATCCATCGCCATGTTCAAGAGTTCAAGCGCAAGCGTGGGGTCTTCGTACACCTCTTGCGGGAGTATTTCATAGCCGGCAGCCAGCGCTTCTGCGTGGTCGTTCTGCGGTAATGCACACACTCGCATGATGATTAAGAGCCATTCTATCATTGATAAGCCGTTCAGCTCGTCTGTCTCTTGTGCTTGTTTTATGGTTGAGATAAGAAGTTCGGGGTTTTCCGTCACTACTTGCATTTTCTCTTCCGGGGTTTTTGCCGCCTCAAATTTGCCGATGAGGTCTACTGTCTCTTTGTTGACTACTGTCAAGAGGCCTTTCTTGTAGTCTGATAATGCTTGCCCGAGTTCTACCCCTGTACAGGATTTGAACAGTGGGAAGAGGTAGCCGTTCGCCATGAAGACGATGTCTTCCTCTTCACCACTGTGGGGGTCCTTGTACAAGTAGCTTTTAACGTATCGGGTAGGATAACGTTTAATTGCCATTGCTTTGCTCCTTGTGGTTTCTTAGTTCGATGCTGGTGATGCATCAGGTGTAAACTCCGTAGGGAATACGATTGTATCCTTATTTGCGTTGTACTTTGTGGTGTTCAAAGTGCTATTGAGGATGCAGTAGGTTCTTGCGCCGTTCTGCCCACTCTGCTTTGCGTAGAATACGGGGTATGCGTAGCCTTTGAGTTTTAATTCGCCGATAGCGTTGTCATCCTTGCTGATTGTCTTAGTGTCAATCACAGGAAGGTCAAACCTTACTTTGTAAAGGATGAACTTGTTTCTGCTTTCGCCGGATTCGCTCGTTACAAGTCTATCAAACGACAAGCCTATAAACGGTACGGCATCATCGGTATCGCCCACCACGACTCCGTCTGCGGCGCTGTATTTTACACCGAAGAGCTTTTCCATGTGGTTGATTGCGATATCGTAAAGCGTAAGCTCTACGTCACCTACTACGAGACCTTGCTTGACCATCCATGCCGGGTCATTTCCGCTCGGTAGTTCAGTGGTCGTTCTGGTAGGTGTAAAGACGATTGCCGTTTCACCCGTCCACTTTACTGCTTCGCTTTCATACCCGGTAAAGCCGGAGTTGAGCTTCGTAGTGATGATGTCCTGCAAACCTTGGCTAACAATTTTAGGTATTTTAATTGCTGGCATTGCTTTTTCTCCTTAATAAATTTTTTGTACGAACAGGATTTTCCTGTTGCTATATGCGCTTCCGCTTTCCGCTGAAGGAACCGGTCCCTCTCCGCCACTACTTATTGCCCACAGGTCATCTGCGAGGTTTTCCAGTAGGGCTTCAATGTAAGGGGCGAAGGGGTTTTCCGTTTCCGTGTTTTCGTCCTGATAGAACAGGAAGGGGTCATCGTAGTAAAAGGTCAGCGCTATACTGACGTTGTGGGTCAATGGTTTATTTCCTGCGTACTTAGGGTCGGTGTCGATTATGTTGTAGATGCAATACAGCGAATGCGTTTGTCCATCCTTTTTGACTTTTGCTTCTGGTGCTACGGTGGGTGTGCTGTTCCGGTAGAACAGTGGGAACTCGTTTGTCTCTTTGACCTCTTCATCAGTCAATGCCCAGCCATCCGACCACCCTGCTTCTGCGAGCAGCTCTTCTATTCTATGGATTGCCGCTGATTCTGCCGCTGACATGTTAAGTTTCATAAGTGTCACCGCCTTGGTACGTTCGCTCGTCTTTGAATTCGTAGGCCCTTATCTTTATATCCTGCTTGGTGTAGTCGAATTCGTCCGGCTTTTCCTTGATGGTGTAGGTTCGGCCTTTCTCGTCCACGAGTGTTAGCTTCTCCCACATCTGCAGGATTTTGGGGTTGAACCCCACTATAAAGGTGACTACCGTCTCGTGGCCTACGGCTTCGTTGGCGAGTCTTTCTTTCTGCGATAAGTCTCTTACGCTGCACCAGAAGCCGCCACTGGCTTGGCTGTGTATGTATCTTCGTGCCAGTATCTGTAGCGGCTTCACCTTGGTGGTTTCAACGTAAAAGCACTTGAGCTTTTTGTTTTTAACAGCCATCTTTTTTACCCTCCGGCTTCAAAAGTATGAAGGTTTCGCACTGGGTTGCAATGATGGCCAGCATGCGCTCGTTGTCGACTTGGTCGATAAAAGCACGACAGTATTCGATGATGTAGCTGTCCGTTAGCGTTTCAAACTCCGCCACGTATTCAGGTTTCACCATGAAGTACACACCTCCGACCTTCTCACCCAGCGTGGTGTACAGCGATGCTTTTGCGGCTTCAATGTAGCGCTTGATTTGGGTGTTGATGTACTCGAAGTCATCTTTACGCAGTGCGTTTCTTACGTCTTCTACAGAGATGTTCATGTGTGCTTATTCCTCCCAGTTAAATCTTAGGTTGCGCTTGCATCAACGTCACGGCACACGATGAGAAGGGATTTCTTATCCGCCGCCTTACCGTCTGCGATGATGGTTGCCTTGTGGATGATTTCGTCAGTCTCTTCGTCTACATACTCTTTGAGTCTGAGCTGCATGTTGCTGTTGAAGTAGTAGTCGGCATCATCAAAGAAGTATGCGAATGCGGTACTCTTAGACTTGGTTGCGCTACCAGTGATTTCGTCAAAGGTTGCAAGACCTTGGTCTTCCATCAACACTACAGGACGGCCCATAAAGGTAGGCACCATCGTGCCACCGAAGCCTACGGTATCAAGCGCAACGACACGGCCGTTTTCGTCTTTCATACCGAAGATTTTACCGTACCAGTCCACAGCGTTGATATGAAGAAGGGACTTGTTCTTCTTGCTTTGGGGAATTTTCGCAAAAAGTTTTACCCATTCTGCGTAGTCGGTTACCGTCTTGTTGTTGAGACCGTATGCGTTTGCGCCGGCGCCGCTGTAGGTGCCATCAGTAAGGATGCCCTTAGGCTGTCCGGAACCAGTACCTGCAACGATTGCCTTGTCAAAACCTGCCGCGCAGCCTTCAAGGATTTTAGCGTTGAGTTTTGTTTCAAACGCATCGAGGCTCATCGTGGATGCCTCAAGTGAAATTGCTACACGAATTTCACCCTTGTAGCCATTGAACACGATTTCACCGGTGCTTGCGCCCTGTCTGTCACTCTTGCCGTTCTCGGCTACCCACGAAAGCGTAGGCTTGAAGTTCGAGGTCTTCATTGCCATACCAGTCGGGTAGTTTGTCTTGGTTACTCTTGCAAAAATTGAACCTGCGAGGCTATCACTTTCAAAAAGTTTGTCGGTGATGACCGCCGGAACGATTACGGACGAGATGTTCGTAGTCTTGGTGCTGGTGTCAGCTCTGTGCAAGATTTCGCTGTCTTCGTGACGAAGTACGAAATTCATAAACGCTCTACGGTATTCAACAGTCGAGGTGATGTCTTCGCTTCTTTCTGCTACCGAAGCTACGGGGTCAGCCACTACAGGCTGAGGTTCCTGTACGGTTGCTCTGAGCTGAAGGGACTTTCTGGTGAGTTCGCTTCTTTCTGCTACGAGCGCGTCCGTCTCGGTGTTTAATGCCGCCAACCTTTCGGTAGTGGTTTCGGGGTTGTTTGCTTCTGCGTTGATGGCTGCCATTCTTTCATTGATTTCAGCCATTCTTGCGAGGATTTGCTGTAAAGTCATTTTGTTTTCTCCTTGTTTAAATTTTTGTTTTGATTAGGATTCTATCTCTCAACGCTTGGCGGTTTAACTCGTCCAGTTTCGCAGCTCTAAGGTCCATATCACTGCGGCGCCTTGCGTAGATGCTTGTTTCAGGGTTAGCGCCAAAGTCCACGGCGCTAACATCAAATACTCTTTTTACCTTCATTACCCTGAAGGTGATTTTATGGTTTTCTTTGTCTTCGATAATCTGTTCGGACTCGTAGTCTTCGGTGAAGGCCCAGCTCATCTGCTGAACGGTTCCACTCTTAACCTCAAGGAAGAGGTCTTTGCCTCCGGACGTGGGGAGCAAGTTCGCCGACATTTCTACTCGGTCTTCCAGTACCTCAATCGTTAGCTTGCCCTGCTCGGTCTTACTGGTGGTTCTGGCTGGAGTGCCTTTTGCATCTCCGTGATTGTACTTCATGGGAACGTCAGCATAGTCAGCTTCTGCAAATGCGTTTCTGTCTATGATTTCGTAGACGTCCGTATCCCCGAATGTAAAAAGTTTGTACTCTTTGTCAAAAATGACCGGGGTTCCTCTCACTATCATGGCACCGTCTGGAGCTTCTTCGGCTCTGACTTCCATAAGTCTTCTGTAGTCTCTGTATCTATCACGCAGGGTGATTCCGTTATTCGGCATTGTTTTCTTCCTCCTCTACTTTACTATTACCATCTCCGGGTTCGTTCTTTTTGGTATCATCGTCTTCTTCGTCATCATTTTTGCCTTTTTTAGGGTCCTCTTCTTTTAGGCTATCGTTGTAGTTTTGACTCGTAACCACCACGTTTCGTTTGCCTTTTGGAACTGGTAAACCTATCAAATCACCGAGAGTTCCAAGAGTGAAGCATCCCACCTCTCTTGCGGTGCGGAATATTTCCAGCCTTGTCTTCATGCTCATGTATAGAATTTTTTTGTCGTTGTAAACGATTCGGTTTCCGACCTCAAATTCTCGGTCACTAAAAATCTTACGAGTCATCTCTTGCGCTGCTCTGATAAGGAGCGGCTCGATGGTTCTGTCGTAGTAGCTTACCATTTCGTCTTCGGTGGCAGTGCCTGCAATTACTTTTTCCGGGCATCCAAAGAATTTATAGACGGCTTGATTCCACTGGTTCGTTTCAGCGTAGTTCGCCGTCTTTTGCGGACTTTGGTTGACTGGCACTAAATCCACGATACTGTCCGTGTAGGCAATTCCGACCGGGTCCTCGGTTTTAATGTTTAGGTAGTCCTCGGTGAATTTCTTTGCTCTTTTCTTGAGTTCAGTGGTGTTCATCTTAGTGCTTACCTTGCCTATGAACCTTACGGCCGCGCTGGTTAGGATTGCTTTTTCGATGCCAGTGTAGTTTAAGTTTATCAAGTCTATAACTCGCTTGATGGGGTTATTCGCCTTGCTGTCACCGAACATGACATCAGTATTCACGTGCCTTGCTAAGTGGATGATGTCGCTGTATAAAACCTCTATTGCTTTGCCGTTTAGTGTGAACTGCAGGATAATCTCCCCAGTGACCACCTTTTCAAACTTAACCATGGAGGGGTCAATGCTCCACATTGCGATTATGTTCCTGAAGGCATCCCTCTCTATGTAAATAAAAGCGTTGTTATACTTGAAGTAAAAGTAGGCTGTTCTTTCCCAGAACACGGCGGCCGTGTTGAGTGGGTTCGGACTGAACTGTAGCAAACGGTCAAGGGCGGGGTAGTCTCCTACTCGCTCTCCATCGTCTAAAATCCTAACGCTTGAGAAGTCCACCTTGCTGCAGAACATTGCGTTTGTCTGCAGGCAGGACATTCCCGCTTCACTCTTCTCAAAGTTCCAGCCTGTTGCCGTGTATGTGGGAACCAGTCCGCCATAGCTTCCCAGTTGTAGCACGAGTTCTTGCGAGTCTTCGCTTTGTTTAGACCTTTTTTTCAAAAAATCAAAAAGTCCCATTTTATCCTCCTACGAATTCATTATAGTGGTCCGTCACTCCTACGAATGCGTTTAGCAATGTAGCGAAGCCATCTATCTTTCTCATGTTATTGTGTCCTGCCTTGCAAGGTAGCAGGTTCTTGTTTCTGGTGTCTTCTTCAACGGCTACGTTCGTCAGGCACCATTTCATTACGGGGTTATTGTTATAGTTGATGCGCTTTGCGCGAAGCTCGGCATCCAGTCTCTGGAACGGAACCGACAGCGTTTTGCTTCCTTGGTGGCATCTTATCAAACACGCACCTTCTTTGTAACCTTCATCGTTCATGTCGGTTATCATATATCGCGCGGCATATGCATCGTAGTAAATCCATCGGTAAACGAGCCGGTATTTTTTCACCATTTCGTTAACGTATCGGACGATTTCCTTGTGGTCTATTGAGTTTACCCCGGCTACTCTGATAAACCCGTTATCCACCCACATTCGCCAAACGTTGCCCATTCGTGTGTCCTGAATAACCTTTGCATAAAAGTCTGAGCTTATCCAGAACATCGTATCAACGAGGAACTCTCGCCGTTTGTCATCGTATAGAACGGTCGTGTAGCTCGTCAAGTCGTTTGTAAGCGAAAGGTCAAAGCCGCCGATGGCATCGTATCCTTTGTATTTCTTAAGGTCGAAGGTGGCCTCGTTATTGATATCATCGTACTCGAAGTACGCATCCCCGGAAATTCCGCCGAGGTTGAAGTGCTTTACTTTTACAGCGTTTAGGCTCTGCGGCTTATCGAGTGCCGTTCTCACGGTGTTACGCAGTGCCTCGTATGTCATAATGGTGCCGATGCTGGGGTTCGCTTGCTCCCAGTTGTCTTCGTTCAGCCAGTCTGCGGGGTTATCGAGTTCGTATAAAAGACTGAGTTTTCGCTCGTCTTCAATTACTCCGTCTATAATGTCACAGCTGTTTTTGTATTCCGAGTCGAAGAGTCCCTCTCTTACGTAGCCCTTTGTGGTAAGCATCAAAAACAGCGGGTCTCTGACCGAGATTTGTCCGTTGTATAAAATGTCGTATAGGTCTTGGTATAACTCGTGGACCTCGTCCAGAATTACGACCTTCGGCAGTTTTCCATCAAGTAGGTTCGGGGTGTTTGCTAAAGGCATGAACACCGAGAAGCCATCTTTTCGGATGTTCTTAATGTCGTACTGCCTCTTCTTCAGCATGGATTTTAACTGCGGACTTTGCTCCAGCATGTTTGCAGCTTCAGTCCAAATGATGCGTGATTGCTGAAGTGCGTTTGCGGCCGAGTATACTTCGTTGCCCTTCCGGGCGGTTTCGTAAAGTGCAACCGGAGCCACCATCGTGGTTTTGCCGTTCTTTTTACCTACGAGGATGAACACCCTTTGATGCTTTCTTAGGTCGGTACCTCTCTCTACGATTCCGTAAATGGCAGAGAGCGCCGCTTTCTGCCATAATAAGTATTTTATGGGTTGGCCGCGCCACTCGTCTTTTGATTGCCTGCAGAACTTCTCACCGAATTCAATAGGCTTGTTTGCCAGATGTTCGTTGTAGTACCATCTGGGGTGTTCGCCTCTGATGATGGGCAGAAGTGCTTTATATTGTTTTTTCACTCGCTTGGGGATATTGATTCTTCCTGCCTCTCCCTCTGCGAGGTATTCTTCTATCCATGTCATGCCTTAGTCCTCCATGAACTCTTCGGCAGGACTCCTATTCGCTTTTTCTGTTCTGACTGCATACGCTGCTCGGCCGACTGGTGTTAAGGCTAACTGCTCAGCGAGGATTCTAATCGTGTTAGCGTATCGGTCTAACTCTCGAAGGATGGGGTTCACTACCTTTTCCCTCGTGGTTCCCGAGTGTCCCTCGATGGGTGTGCCTGTTGCCGTGGTCTTCGTTCCTGCTCTTCTTACCTCTTTGTCTATAAGCAGTGCTTGCGCCTGTTCTTCTTTCCATTTATGGTATAGCTGTGTTCTGATGTCTACCGCCACGCAGTAACTCTTCAGCGTTTCTTGGTCTAAGTCGTTGAACACGTCAATCTCACATTCTCGATAAAGTTTAACGACCCGGCGCCATTCCTTCTTTGCTCCATCGGTCAAATCCGCAGGGCATACAAGACGATTTGTTTTTATGCGCGGTGTCGCAGCCTTCTGGGCCGCTATCCTTGATGCACCGATATCGACTTGTTGCTCTTCGTTCTTTAGTTCAGGTGGTATGGGTTTTCTTGACATCTATCTTTCTTACCATTCCGGTTTCATCGAACTCAAGGCCCGGTGCCAGAACTTCTGCCTCCGTTGTTATTTGGTTATGGCAATGCTGACACAGCAGTTGCAGGTTATCCCAGTTCAGTGCTATGTCCGGATTGTCTATGTTTTCGTGGGTCAATTCTATCTTGTGGTGAACGTGGAACTGCTTGTAAAACGGAACTATGGAACTCTTGGCATACTTGTTTTTGCATCTCTCGCAGATGTAGCCTTGGCTCTCTGCGTAGGCTTTGGCAAGTTTGCGCCATTTTGAGGAGTTGTAGAATTTCGTTTTTATGGGGTCACGCTCAAACACTTAGATTCTCCTTGCTTGCTGGTGTGTGAAGTCTTCCCAGCGGTTTACTATTGCGGTTGCGTATTTTTCATCCAGCTCTACGGTCCTGCAAACTCGACCGAGCTGCTCGCATGCCATAAGCGTGGAACCGGAACCCCCGAACAGGTCGAGGACGATTTCGTCTCTCTTGGTGCTGTTCGCCACGAGCCTTGCGATTAGTCGTATCGGCTTCATAGTGGGGTGAAGGTCCGAGCTGGACGGTTTGTCTTCTCGTATGATTGTGGATTCCGCTTCGTTTGGTTCCTTTAGGAGTTCCTCGCAAAGTTTCACCAGCTCGTCTTTTTTCATCTTTTTTGGGATTAGGGGTCTTTCGTTTTCCTGTACGGTGGTCTGGGTTCTGTCTTCCCTGAAGTAGTGGGTGCCGTCTTTCCATCCGTATAGGCAGGGTTCGTGTCTCCACTGGTAGTCTTGTCTGCCGAGAACTAATGCGTTTTTAACCCATATCAGTTGCTGCCTTACCTTAAAGCCGGCGCGGTTCAGTGCCGTTTCAAAGTTCACATGCTCTCTGGATGCAAGCCATACGTAGAAGGCTCCGCCGTCTTTGGTATTCCTGTACATTTCCTTGAATGCTTTTGTGAGGAAGTCTTGGAACTCTTGACTCTCCATGTGGTCGTTGTCTATCTTCATGCCGTCCTGCCCGGTGTAGTTCACGTTATAAGGTGGGTCAGTTATTACTGCATCCGCTTTCTCCCCCCCCCTTAGTAGATTGTCAATCACTGCGGGGTCGGTTGAGTCTCCGCATGCGAGCCTGTGTCTTCCAAGCTCCCACACTTCGCCCCTGTGAACTCTTATCGGTTCTTCCGGGTCGGGTTCGTAGTTATCTTCTTTGGCGAGAGCGCTGTCATCGAGCTTCGTCAGCACGATGCCGTAGTCTTCCATGTTGAATTCGTCCTTTACGGTTTCGATGAGCTGCAAGAGAAGGCTGTTGTCGAAGCCGGTTGACATGTTCGTTGAGTTATGCGCGATGGCATACGCTATTCGCTGTTCGTTCGTCAAATGGTCGAGGCGGATGCAGTCGATTTCGGTTTCCCCGAGTTGCTGCATTGCCAGCACTCTTCCATGGCCTTCAACGATGAGGTTATTTTCTCCCCACACACCGATGGGGTCGTTCATCCCGAAGTCCTCGATTGACTTTTTTATCTGTTGCACTTGAAAGTCCGGATGTAGCTTTGCGTTCTCCGGGTCCATTGTCAAGCTATCGATTCGCAGCTTCACAATGTTGAGGTTTTGTTTGCCGTTTTCCATCTATCTTCTCCGTTGTTTTATATGCTTTTTCGATTTTTGTCCAAAATCGTAAAAAATGTGCGTGTGTGTCCTGCTGCCGTTGTTTTAGTTTTCAAAGGTGAGCCACGACTCCCCCCCCCTTAGGATGAGGAGCGTGGTTCACACAACGGAGCGTAGAGGCTTCTCGGGTGCCTCTACTTATCTATTACCATTTCATTTTCGTTCTTTCTCGTAGTGATTACCTTTTGTGCCTGTCTATTCTTGCCTTTACAGAGGCTATCAGCTCGTCTTGGTTGACTCTCTTATGTTGTAGACTTTCCATCACGTCTTCATCGTGGGTGCCTTGCATCAGTAAGTGGTTTATGATTACTGTTTGGGTCTGGCCTTGCCTATAAAGCCTTGCGTTCGCCTGCAGGTAATGCTCTAAGTTGTTAGGTACACCGAACCACACTATAATGTTGCCACCTGCTTGTAGGTTCAGTCCGTGTCCCATGCTTGCGGGGTGTGCTATCAGCAGTTTCACGCTACCTTCGTTCCACCTCTGTATGTCTTCTCGGCTCTTGATTGTGGCTGGGTTCAGCTCTTTGAAACGCCCCATCAGCCTGTCACAGTCGTGTTTGAAGGAATAAAAAACCATTACCGGCTTTCCTTCGTTGTCGTTTAGTATCTCTTCTAAGGCATCCAGTTTTATATCGTGGATAATCGTCCACTTTTTCTTGCCTTCTTCGTTTTCGTAATAAACCGCACCGTTGGCAATCTGTAAAAGTTTATTGCTAACTGCGGCTTTGTTTCCTGCGACTACCACACCTTCACTTTCTTGCTTTTCAAGTTCAAGGATGGCATCTCGCTCCATTTGGTCGTATTGTGCTTTTGCCTTTGCTGGCATCTTGAGTTTTATCAAGTTATCCACTCTTTCTGGCATTCTTAAGTGGTCGGCGGCGGTTAGGCTTATCATTATGTCCTTCAGCCTTGCCTGTATTTGCTCTTTGGCTCCGGGTCTCAGCTTGTAGTCGTATATGATATTGCCGTTTCGTCTTCCCGGCTTGAAGTATGTATCTCTGTAAGCCGTGATGCTTTTTCCCAGTCTTAGTCCACCGTCAAGTAGTCGAACTTGCGCCCACAGGTCCATTTCACCGTTTGGGTCTGGGGTTCCGGTCAACAGCACCATTCTTTTTACGATGGGAGCCACCTTGAGAAGTGCTTTGAACCGTTTTGCTTGGTGATTCTTAAAACTTGACGATTCGTCTATGACTACCATGTCAAACGGCCACTTTATTTTGTTTTCCAAGCAATAGGCTATCAGCCATTGTGTGTTTTCTCGATTGATAGTATAAATATCGGCCTTTGCATGGAAGGCTGCCACTCTTTGCTTTGGTGTACCTATCATCTTTGCAATTCTCAGGCTCTTCAAGTGGTCCCACTTTTCGATTTCCGCATCCCACGTATCGTCTGCTACTCGAAGTGGCGCTATAATTAAAACCTTATTGACCTCGTACCTCTCATGTATCAGCTCTTCGATTGCCGTCAAGGTGCAGCTTGTTTTTCCCAGTCCCATCTCAAGGACAGCGAACACCTTAGGCTCTTCAATGATTCGGTTGATGGTGTAGGCTTGGTAGTCGTGTGGTGTGTATTTCATATCTGCGTTTGCTCCTCTATGAAGGCATTGACCAGCTCTGCGGTGTTAATCACTCGCACGTCAAGTCCCATTGCTCGTAGTTGCTGGTGGCGGTATCTTTGCATCTTGCTCAGGGTACCGCCCTTTGGTCTTTTGGTTTCTACGAATATGACCTTTCCTCCGGGAAGGCATACCATTCTGTCTGGCATTCCTGCATCTATTTGACTTGACAGCTTGAAGGCTCTACCGCCTATTGCCTTCACTCCATCACGCAGTTTTTCTTCAATGGGTTTTTCTTTTGTTTCCCGATCCTTCTTGCTTATCATGTTTTCTCCTTTCTAACTAATTCTTACTAACTGCACCTAATTTTCCCTATACTTTGTCCTATTAGGCATTTTAGGCTTTTACGTGCGTTCTTACGGGTGTTTTTCTCTCTATTTTGCCTATTTCCCATAAGTTAGTAATATTTTTGGTAATGTTAGTCAGCTTTTATATAATTAAAGTCAAAAAACCTTGAAAAACCTACTATTTTGGCTTTTTCAAAACCTGACTGAAAACCTGACTATACCGTTTTTCGTTAGTAAGATTTAATTTTTCAGTCAGGTTTTCAATTTTTGGGTTTTTCGAGTTAGTCAGTTTTTCCATAACATTTTTGGGCGCCATACTCACCACCTCGCCATTGATTTTTATCAAGCCTTTTCCAGCCGAGTTTCTCAAGGCATCGGTAGATTCTCTTCGTGTCGGCTCTTGTAAGGTTTGTTGTGCTTGAATTACCCAGACACTCAATCCAAACCTCGGCGCTACTGACTACCGTTCGTTCCTCGGTGCCTTCCGCCTCGCCTTCAAAGTCCTTAGTTCTTTGGTAATACTGCACTCTCTCGTAGGTATTCTTTTTCACCCAGCCGTGGGGGATTTTTACCTTCAAGTAGGCATCAATTTGCCCTTGATATGGGTCATCGATAGTATGCGATTCCTGTTCTTTTTCGGCGGCGGCTTTTTCTTCGTCCGACAATTCCATGATGTTTTCGCCCTTCTTATAAATCTCATAGGCTTCGGCCCATATTTGGTGGACCTCTTCATCGGTCAGTCCGTTCTCACCCCACACGGTGCGGCTTCGCTTGTTTGCATCGGTGTCTACTACCCAGTATCGTCTGTTGCCTGTATCATCCTCTAAAAAGGTTGACTCGTTCGTGGTGCCTATAAATATCGTGTGCCTGCGGTTGATTGTGATGTTTCGTGCGTAGGCTTTTCTGTAGGTGTCTTCTCGTTTGGATATGTAGTTCTTGATGGTGTCTCGGTCACTCTTCTTCAAAGCGGCGAGTTCGCCCATCTCCATAATCCACACACCGTCCAGCGCCTCGTAGCTCTCTTTGCCTCGAATATCCGGCATTGAGTTTGAAAACCATTGACCGGCTAATCTCTGCACCAGCAGGGTTTTGCCGATGCCTTGGTCTCCTACGAGTGTCAGCATGTAATCGAATTTGCATCCCGGTTCGTAGACTCTGGCTACCGCCGCCACAAGGGTTTTTCTTGTGATGGCTCTGATGTACGGTGTGTCCTTTGCTCCTAAGTAGTCAATCAGTAGGGTTTCCACTCTGGGGATTTCGTCCCACTCGGTGGATTCTATAAACTCCTTGACCGGGTGAAAGGCTCTTTTTTCAAAAATCATACGCACCGCATCAATTATCTTTTCTTTGGCTTCGAGCTTGTACACGTTTGAAATATACCAGCGAAGTCCGGCATCGTCTGTGTCCGTCCAGATGCTGCACTGGTTGTCCCTTGGCCACGGTGCCTTTCCTTCCACGATGTTTTTATCGCAGAATAAGTCCCTACCTTTTATAATTTGAAGGTTCGGGTCATTCTCGAGTATCAGGTAGAAGTTGTTTAGGCTCGGCTCAAAGCCTCCGCCTTTGGTCACAGTCAGCTTTTTCATCCAGTCTGTGCTGTTTTCCTTGCCTTCGGTCAAAGGGGCGGAGAAGTCCGTTTCTGCGGTCTTTAGCCGTTCTTCGCCGATTGTCTTTCGCACGTTCTCGTCTGCGCCCGCCATTTCGCACATTTTCGTCCAGCTGGGGAGTTTGTTCATGGGGGTTTCCGGCTTTGCATCAAGGTCAAGTTCACCGAACAGGTGAATTCTGACAAGGTCAAAGGCATTACAAAGTTGACCGCTGATGGGGTCGGTTGCGTGGTTGCTGTATGCGAATTTGCCGTCATAAATAACAAGTCCTGCGGCGGTGCTTCCGCCTTGGTAAGTGTACCTTCCCGGTGTGTCGCACTTTATGTAGGCATCCGGTAGGAAGGTTGCGATTGCTTCTTCTATTTCGTAGGTTCTGCAGAACGCTCCCACCAGTCCCGGCTTCGCCAAGGGGTCACCTTGCTTGTCAGCGTTTTTCTTCCTTATCCCGGTTGAGCGGGAACTCTCGGGCCAGTAGCTCGAGTCCTTCCAGTTCTTGTATTTTGCGAGTATGGTGTCTGGGTCAAGGATGGGGTTATCCGCCACCTCGAAGAAGAACTCGCCATCCTTTGAAGTTGACGGCCAGTACATGAGTCTTGCTGGCTCGTAGGTCGTGTCATCGAAGTAGTCCATACCCCACTCGTTGGCTATCCACCTTGCGATTGCTTCGTATTCCTCTGGACTGACGTCTCTTGTCAAGGGTATCAAAAAGCGCAATCGTGGAGATGCGCTTGTGTGCTTATGCGTGGAGTAAGTTGCTATTGCGAAATCTGCCAGCAGTTCCACGTCACTCCATAAGTCCGGGGTAGCGAAGTCTGCATCAAGGGTGATTAGGCTTCGTGCATCCACGTATCCGTTTTTGCGCCTGCCCTCTCTTAAGGTGCCGCCGACATAGCCGCCCACGTCTTTGATGTGGTCTTGGTCGGTTTTGCCCATTTTCTTGTATTCTGCTACAGTTTCATAGGTTCGTGTGGTGGTACCTATCCTTTTTAGGAAGTCCAGCCACGTTGTCGTGGTGTTTTTCCACTTTGTTTCTTGTCGGCTTCTTCCTACCGCTATGTGTAGTTCCTGTGAAGCTCCATGTTTGATTTTAATTTCCATGATTTTGCCCTCTATCGTCTATCGTTCACGCTTTCCCAGTAGGCCTCTTTCCAGTCTTCTATAAAGGCACTTGTCTCTTCAAAGTCGAAGTAGTCAGGCTCGGGTAAGTCTAATTCCTCAGCGATTCGTGATGCAAAATCAATCATTTTTTGAGTAGCTGCCATCGTTACGCTCCTTTTTAGTCTTTCTGTGTCTATCTTTGTTAGACCTCGTCACGTTCTCGGCTCTGGTGAGCCATCTGCAATTTTTCGGTTCGTAGTCTTTGTTAGGGTCGATTCTATCTATTGTGAGTCCTTCCTCGTAGCCGTTTTCCATTGCCCACTGACAGAAGCCTTCAAATTTGAGCCATTCCGAGCATATGCGTATCCCTTTGCCACCGTAATTATCAAATTTTCGGTCATGTGGGTTTAAGCATCGGCTTTTCATGCCTCGCCATGAATTGTAAAGTTTAGTTTTGTACCTTCCGTGTTTTGTTGCTAATGCTGTTGAGACCTCTTTTCTCAAGCATCCACAGCTTCGTGTGGTTCCTGATTTCAGGCACTGGCTGTAAACCTCTATAATAGCCCCGCAGTCGCATTTACATAAAAACTTAGGGTGCTTTTTGCTTGAATTTTCCGTTCGACTTATTACTAAAAGCCGACCGTATTTGTTTCCTAAAATGTCCATATCAATCCTTCTTGTAGTAGTAGGTTAGGTATCCGTCCGCCGTTAAGGGGAGGCCCTCCTTCCACTCTACGTCATTGAGTGTCATTATTTTTGTGATGGTTTGTAGGGTTTCCTCAGCGTTCTCGGCGCTGATGGGTATAACTACTTCATCGTGAATATGGAACGAAGGCATCAAGTTCTTCTCGGCGAGCCTTAGCATGGCGCATCCTAAGCAGTCCCTTGCGGTTGCCTGTGTCAAGTTCTCCACCAGTTTTCCACCGTAGGTGTTTACCTCTTCCCATTTTTGAGTAGTCTGGTTCTGTCCCATGTATTTGATTTCTGTTCGCATTTGCCCTTTGGCTATTCTGGCATTGTTGTAGCACAGAAGTCGACCGCTCGGCAGTCTTGCGAATAAATGCGGGCCTATCATTTTGAAGGCTAACCCTCTTGAGAACCTTTGAACGGTTCCGGGGTGCAGGATTGCCTCTTTAGCGCATTTTTCCGTGGTTGCCCACAGTTCTACTATCTTTGGACTCTTGGCTCTCCAGTGGTCCACGATTTCCTGCATTTCTTCGTCTGTTAGTCCCATTTTCTCGCCGCCCATTCTCTTCATAGCGCCGATTCCGCCTTGGTATCCGCAGGCTAATTCTGCGACTTTGCCTTTCGGCCTCAAGTGTCCGTTTATGCCGTTCTTTTTAACCGGAACCCCGAACATCTGGCTGGCTGATGCACAGTAGATGTCTTGTCCTTGTTCGAAGGCTTCAATTCGCCATTCTTCACCTGCAAGCCACGCTATTACTCTTGCCTCGATGGCTGAGTAGTCGGCTACTGCGAATAGTTGACCTTCGCCGGCTATAAATGCCGTTCTTATCAGCTGGCTGAACACGTCCATCGTGGAGTCGTATAAAAGTTCCAAAAGTTCAAAGTCTCGGTTTTTGACTATTGACCTCGCAAGGTCTAAGTCGTTGAGTTCGTTTTTTGGCAAGTTTTGAAGTTGTACGATTCTGCCCGCCCATCTGCCGGTTCTGTTTGCTCCGTAGAATTGTAGCATCCCTCGCACTTTGTTGTCTTCGCACCTTGCTCTCTGCATTGCATCGTATTTGGCTACTGACGTTTTGCCGAGTTCCTGTCGTATCTGCAGGAAACGCAGAACGGCAGGGTCTGATACGGTCTTGACGAGGTCTGTAACCGTTTCTTTGTTGAAGCTCTGCACCGGCACACCGTTTCTTTTGAGCCATGCCATTGCCTGCTTGGGACTTGAAGGGTTCGCCAGTTTGCTGATTCCCTTTGCTTCTTCCAAAAGGTCGGCGGAGTGCTGTTCTGAGTATCCGATTATGGCTCCCACAAGGTCTACGTCAATTTCCACTCCGAGCGCGTTCATCCTTTGGTCTAATTCCCACAGCCTGTGTTCCTCTTCGGATATTTCGGGGAACGGTAGCATCTTATAGAAGATGATTCGTTCGGTCTCTACGTCTCTTAGGTTATATTCTTTGTAAAGTTTCCACTTTTCAGGCTCGTGATGGGGAAGGTTTCGCCTTCTTCCTCCGTTAGTCTTTGTCGGTGCGCAAGGCTTAGCGAAGTATTGAATAAGTCGTTTTCCTACCGCCATTTTCTTTTCATCTTCAGCAAGTCCTAAGGCTTCGCCTACGGCCTCAAGGCTGCGGGGTAGTCCCAGCGTAGCGGCTCGCACCGCTGTGCAGTACCACTGCGCCGGGTCCATATCCGTGTCAAGCCATTTTGTCAGACACGTGCGTTCAAAGTTTGCGTTGTGCGCTATCTTTATAACGTTAGGGTCTGATAGGTCGTTCAGCACCTCGGTCGGTATTTGCTCGCCTTGGAGAAGGTCAATGATTTTGACCTTCTCTTCGCCGTATGCATAACCGAACAGGTCAACCTCGAATGCAGGGTCTTCGCAGTAGCGGTAAACCCCGCACTTTTTCAGGTCTGTTTCGCTGTAGGTCTCTATGTCGATGAATAGTAGCCTTCTTCCGGGTTTAATCCATGAAGTCATCGTCTACTTCGAAGTCATCACCGAAGCCGTCACTGAAGTCGGATTCTGCGCTTGCACCGCCTGCGAGTCTTTCGCCGTCTTTTACCTTCTGGATGTTGTTAAGTCCGGCAGCGATTCCCTTGTTGCCCGATTTGTTGAAGGGGTAGAAGTTGATTGAAACTCTTGCATAAACCCCGCTATAAATCGCATCAGGTTCGATGAGTTCGTTGCACTGCAAGTCAACCATTCCCGGTTGATTGTTGCTGGTGCAGTTGATGAAGTAGCTATCTGCGTATGCTTCGTCATCTTCACGGTCCACGTCTCCGTCTCTTAAGGGGAGTTTAAGGTTTGCGGGAACTTTTCCGCCCCACTTGTCGGTCTTACCTTTCTCGGTAGCTGCGCTGATAGCCGCTTTTACCTTTGCTAAGGTAGCTTTGTCTGTTTTGGGAATGATAACCGATACGCTGTACTTTTCATCAGCACCCTCGTTTGCTGCGTGTGGTGCGTAAACGTGAACGTAGGAAAGTCTTACCACTCCAGTGATTACTTTGGTTTTTACATCGTTGTTTGCCATGATTTTTTTCTCCTTATTTTATAAATTTTCTTAGGCAGTTTTCTTGGTGTGTAACAATTTCGAGGTTGCTCTGTCTATTGTTACGCTTGTTTCTATCGAGGTGGTCGATGCTCAGTCCTAACTCTCGCAGGCTTGTGGTTCCTTCCGGGAGCCGTCTGCCGTTGCAGTCACCGAACATTTCAATCACCTTGATGTGTGTTAGCCTGTGCTTGACCTTTCGGTTCTCGCACGTTGTTACTCTCATGTACCCGGAAGAGTTAGGCTCTTGCTTGATGATTTTGCCTTTTCTCTCCGAGTACCATCTCCCCATGTTGCTGATGCGGTAGTTTTCGTCAACCGCCGCCCACTTTTCGTGGGGTAGCCTTCTCACCTTAAGGGGGGGGGATTTTCACGCTTAGTCCCTGAAGTCATCGGCTGCGGATGAAGTTTGCCACGGTTCTCGTGGGTCATCTTCAGGTACCAGCGCAGGCTTGCCTTGAGGCTTTTCTATGTAGTCTCCGCATATTGCAGGAAACTTTTTCTTACCTACAAGTGCTTCAAGCCTTGAAACGCTGAGCAGTTTTCTTTCGTAGCAGAGAGCCTTATTTGCATCAAGCCTTGCATTGTAGGCCTCTTGGCTTTCGCCCGCTACGGTGCCTGTGAATTCGATTGCTATGGCATCTACGAGCGCCGGCTCGTTGGTGACCTGTCTGTAGGCTCGTCCTTCGACTACCTTGTAGCCTTTGAATTCTTCGCCTTCCAGCGCCTTCTGCAATGCGAACTCTTTTACCTTCGATGCCCAGTCCTGCAATTCGTCAAGGATGGGGAGCAGCTGCTCTATCTCTTCCTTGGTTAACAGGTCCGGGTCTTTGAGTTCTGAGAAGTTTTGCATTTTGTTTACCTCCGTTGTTTATTTAGCGGGGTTTATCACCCTTGCTATAGTATTGAGTATCCGGGAAGCTCTGGCTCTGCAGACGGCTTTTGCCTTGCAGAATTTGCACTGCGCTCCGCCGGGGTTGTACTCTCTGGTTCCTGCCCACGCTTTGTCGGCTTTCACCTTGAGTACGGTTTCGGCCCACTCGGTCAATTCTTCAACCGTTAGGGTCTCGCTTGAGTAGTTGTTGATTCGTGGCTGGACTATGTGGTATGTGACGTCTTCGATGTTGTCGTATATCAGTTCGTAGTCCTGTAGGAAGCCTAAGCTGTAGGCTCTGGGTTGTGGATTCTCTACCGCGCTGACTGGCACCCCTTTTCCGTATTTCAAGTCTACTATGTGAAGGTGCGTTCCGCCTACGGCGAAGAAGTCTATTGTGCCAAAACCGCCCGGAACCCATTTATCAAAGCAGACGGTAGTCTCGATGCCTGTGTATGCTTGATGTCCTTCAAGTTTCAAGCCATCGATTATGTCGATAATGTACTCGATGTACTTGCTCGTTGCTATGTCCATCTCTGCATCGCAGTTCTGCATCAAAGCCTGCAGGTTGTGTGGGTTCTTGTTCTTCAGTAGGTCATACAGCTTAGCTTCGGCTAACTCATGCGCTTTGGTTCCTTCTTCGGCATAGGCGCTTGTCTCGTCCGGAAGGAAAGCCTCAAGGATTACGCTCCCCGGGCATTCCATCCACCGTTTGGAACCGCTGGCGCTGAGCTTCGCATGCTGTTTTTCGTTAGTAAGGGAGTTCTTCATCGATAGCTTTTTTTAGGAAGTCCACGAACGCTTGGCGCTTATCAGCAGGTACCTCGGATATCTTCTTGGCGCCTACTCTTTGAAGTGCCTTTTTGACGTATTCGGCTGATTTGAAGTATTCCTTCGCTTCGGCTGCGACAAGTCTCAGCTCTTCATCCGTGATTGTGGGTTCCTCAGGCTTTTTCTTTTGCCCTTCCGGCTTTTTGTCGGTCGGCTTGGGTTCTTCTTCAACCTGTGGCGGATTCTCGCTCACAGCGGCCTTTTTGGCCGCCACAGCTTCGTCAAATGCTTGAGCCGTGTCTTCGTCTGCCGGTTCTAACTGCACCGGCTTCTTTTTAGGGGTGCTTTGCTCCTCTGCGTTCTCTACCAGACCGTTGAGTCCGGCAGCCGTTGCCGTTATCTTTATCTCTTTTGATAAAGCATCGGCGAGTCTGTTGAGAGTCTCGTGGGTTCTCTCGTCAAGTGATACTGTTACTTTGATTTCCATTTGGTTTTACCTCCGTTGTTTTTATGTAGCCAGCCTTTTGGAGCTGGTCTATTAAGAAGTCCCAGAAATCGTTGAGACTGTCTTTCTGATGGGTTGTAAGGTTTTCTTGCATTTTGCTTCTCCTTATTGATTCAGCAGGTCTGCTATGAACTGCTGAGTGGTTTGCGCTTTTCGTGAGTTCCTGTGTTCAGCGTGGTATCTTATGTGTGCTGCGGAACTTTCAAAAAGCATCAAGTTTGATAGTTTGTTGTTTGCGGGGTTTCCGTCTATGTGGTGGACCACCTCTTCGCTTGTGAGCGGTCTGCCGATGCTGGCCGCCATCACCTCTCTGTGTAGCAGTGACCAGCCGTCTGGTCTTGCCATAGGTGAGTCGGGCATGTACACTAAGGTGTACTTGCTTCTTACCGGCTTGAGCTTTACGCTTGGTAGGGGTTTCTCCGCTATTCGTTCTTCGCTATCCCAGCCGAGCAAGTAGTCGGCGGAAACACCGAAGAAGTCGCATAAGGCTTTTAGGCTGTTGATTGACAGGTGTCTTTGTCCCCTTTCTACGAAGGCTATAGTAGAGTAGTCAATTCCAATTGCACCCGCTAATTCTCGCAGGCTCATTCCCTTGTTTTCTCGTAGTTCTCTCAGCCTGTTGTTTTTGCTCTTGTTGTATGAACGGTTGAGTAAAAAGTCCATACTTACGTTGAAGTATCCGCAGAGCGCTTTTGCAAGCTCAACGCTCACTTTACGTTCTCCGTTTTCCGCCCTTGAAATGGTTGACGGTGTCTGGTTCGTAAACTTTGCCAGCTCTCGGATGCTCAATCCTTTACTTTCACGCAATAGCTGAATTCTGTTCATGTTTGCTCCTGTGGGGTTGCTGTCAGCAACCGTCAAAAGTTTTTTAATAACGAGCCTTCGCTCGTCTCCGTAGTTTTGTTATTTGGTTACCGTAAGCAAAGACACGGGGTCTACTTGGTAGTGCTTTGCGATTTTGTCCACCGCCTCAAGGCTTAGGGCAGCCTTGCCTTTTAGGTAACTGCACACCGTGTTTCTACTGCAGTTGAGAACCTTTGCAAGGTCAGTTTGCGTTTCGTCATTCTCCGCCATCAAACCTTTGATTTTTGCAATGTTAACTTGCATTTGCTTGTACCTCCATTTTGTGTATTTCGTTTCTATCCTCCGCCAGAAGTACACCATTGCCGCGCCGATGTTCTTCTTGTAGGGTTTTGGCTTATACAGGGCATTGTATATAGCCACGTTGCTCGCTCCGTTTAGTTTTAAGTCTACGGCTTTCTTTTCTCGCCGTGTAAGGGTGGTTATGAACTTTTCAAGGTCTGCGAGCCTCGGGTCTTCCTCTGGTGGGTCGTACTCTGGAGTGCTTAGCTGGCTTTCCATCTCCTCCGTTAGTTCTATCACGTTCTCTCGTTGCCTTACGATTTGTCGGATTTCGTGGTTTAGCGTATGTTCAGCTATACTCCATATGTAGTTTTTAAGGGACCCTTTCGCTTCGTTGTACCTCGGTATTGCTTTCCAAACGCTCCACACTATCTCTTGAGTCAGGTCTTCCCAGTGGCTCTCGAAGGCGCCGTAGTTCTTATGTAGGATAACAGATGCGATTTCGTAGCTAAGTTTTACAATCTCTTCTTCTCGGCTCTCGCTCATTTCTATCCGTCAGGACTGGCTCTCGGTAAGCAGCTTTAAGGCTGCATCCTTTATGAGTTGTCCTGCTTCGTAGCAGTTTAATTCCCACGGGTAGTCCGGTCTACCGAAGTGTCCGTGTGCGGCTGTGAGTTTGTAGGCTTTGTAGTTCTTTAGGTTTAGTGCTTTCTCTATCCCCTCTGGGGTTAGGTCGATTGCTTTTTTTATGGCTTCTGCGATGCTTCGGTCTGGTATCTGATGCCACGTTTCGAAGGTGTCAACGCTTACCATCACCGGTTCTGCTTTGCCTATTGCGTATGCGATGCCGACCTCGACTCTCTCTGCAAGTCCTGCGCTGAGTATTGCTTTGGCTACCCATCTTGCCATGTAGGCGCCGCTTCTGTCGGTCTTTGAAGGGTCTTTGCCGGAAAGCGCGCCGCCGCCGTGTCTGGCAAGTCCACCGTATGTATCAACCATAAGTTTGCGCCCGGTTAGTCCGGTGTCGGCTTTGTATCCGCCAAGGACGAACCTGCCGGAAGGGTTGACCATGAGCTGCGCTGTCCACCAGTTCTCTCGGTCGTATTTTTTTAGTGTGTAGTCAACCATCACTTTGACGATTTCTTCCACCTTGCTTTGTGGCATCTCGGGTTTGTGTTGAACGCTTACGACTACCGTTTCCACGTGATGGAAGGTGCCGTCATCGTTATAGGCTACCGTGACTTGGCTCTTTCCGTCCGGACCGATGCCGTGTCTGGGGCCTTCGCTTATAAGTAAGTTTGTGATGTCGTGTGCGATTACCGTTGCGAGTGGCATCTGCTCCACGATGGTTTCCTTTGTTGCGTACCCGTAGACGATTCCTTGGTCTCCGGCGCCTTGCTTCTTCCTGTCCGTCTTGTCCACGGCTTGTGAGATGTCCGGGGACTGTGTTACGATGTCAGACACGAAACTTTCGGGAACGCTCCCGCATGCTGTCTTGACCGCCTCTTCTGCGATGGCTTGGTAGTTGAGTTTCGCCTTGGTGGTTATTTCGCCTGCCACCATCATTACCTCGTGGCTGAGCATAACCTCGCAGGCTACTCTGCTGTCTGGGTCTTCTTTCAAGCAAGCATCCAGTATGGAGTCTGCTATAAAGTCGGCCGCTTTGTCTGGGTGACCTAACGTCACCGATTCTGCTGTTTGGTAGTTCATTGCTGTTTCTCCTCAATCTTTGATTTGTTTTATAAGGTCTTCCGCCATGGTAAGGCTTTCGTTTTTAGCCTCCTTGACGGTGCTTTGGGTTGCCACGACTTGAAGTTTGGGCATCACTCTTTCGAGTTCTACGTAGTCCTTCAGGTTCTTGATGGCTTCCATCGCAGATGCGATTTTTTCCGCTCCGCTCATCTCTCGCTACCTCCTTTTAGTTTTTCTTCCAGTTCGGTGTCGTTGAAAAAGAACCGCACCGGTATTTGGTTTGCTATTGCCACCTTCAGTTCGGCTCTCATGCCTTCGCTGATGTGGTCTCCGCACGCCCATAGTTCTTTGCATTCCTTTAGAAGCTCTATGCCTATCTGCATCCCCAGCTCTCTTTCGTCCGGCTTGCTGTCTTTCAAAAACCTTGTAAAGTAAAGGTGGGGTGCTATGGGTATGTATCCTGCCTTGCAGGCTATTTTGCAGTATCGTTTCGCCTTTCTCTCGTTCGCCTGTATCCCCTCCGGGGTGTCGGCTCTGTAAGGCGAGCAAATGTAGATTTTAATCATGGGGTTTCTCCTTGCTTGCGCTCTGGTGTGTCTTCGCTATTACCTTGCCCAGCGTTATGGCTACCTTCGTGACCTCTGGATGCTTTGAGCGCAGGTGCTTTTGGTTTAGCCTTGCGTTTACCGATTGACTTATCACCGTTAGGTTTTCAAGGCTACAGTTCTCTTTGTTACCGTCTAAGAAAATTATCATCTCGCCTTTTTTAGTTTTGCCGTGTGCAGCCTCCCACACTATTTGGTGCTTCAAGCGCCATTTATTTGGTTCAGCTACCTTTTCCTCTATGTAGCCGTACACATTCACTCTGGTGCTGCCTATCGGCTTGTGATTCTACACGGGTTGGCCCTTTTGAAACCTTGTAGCCTTTGTCCGTTCTATTGCTTCGGCCGACATGAAGTCGGTTTGCTTTTTGCCCTTATTGCGTGGTACGTGGCCCTTAGGGAACTGTCCCGAGTTTGGCACCCTTGTCTTGAGTCCGCTCTTTGCGCCGTATTTGTAACGTAGCGCTGATATGGCTTTTACTGTCTTTTTTTTTGTTAAAGCGGGCATTGAATAGGACGGTTAGTTCTTCGTTGTTTCTGCCGGCGCCGTTGTCCTTTATAAAGGCTATTTCCTCCGCCGTCAGGTGTCCCTCGGCCTTCTTCAGTTTGTGGTTTGCTGCAAAGGCTTTGATTGCGCTTCGTGTTAAAGTTTCACCGTACTGTTTGTAGTAAAGGTCTATAATCTCTTCGATGCTTTTTGTGGGATAAAGGCTGCACAGCAGGGCCTTTTGCTCCGGTGTGTAGCGAACGCTCATTACTCGTCCTCGCCGACACCCAGAAGTTTAAGGGTTGCCTTTTCTGTTTGGCTTCCGTAGGTTATCCCCATATCGTCAAGGGTCTTGACCGCATCGAGCATCAAGTTTGCGTTGTCGATTATGGTGTGGCCTACGTCTGCGATTGCCTTTGCTCTTGCTATTTCCTTCGTGCCGTTCTCCCCGGCCATGAGTTCGTCATCGTTGAGCCTTTCGAGCGCTTCAAACAGATGATTGTTTAAGTCTGATAATTTGTTAAGTGCCATTTTTACACTCCTTTTTATGGTTTACTTTTTGTTTTTGTTTACGAACATCCACGATTCACCGTGTTTTGCGAGCTTGCGTTCGGCTTTGATAAGAAGCGCCATCAACGTTGTTATTGCCGCTATGGCTAAAACGCACCCCGCTATGTTAAGCATGTAAATCATTCGCTTGCCTCCTTTAAGGCTTTGAGCAGTTCTGCGTTGGTTCGGCATCCTGCTTTTTCCTTGAACTCTGCAAGTTCGCCCACGGTCCGTATACCGATTCTCTCGCAGTAATCAAATAGTGCTTTTAACTGTTCGGTGTTCATTCCTTCACCTCCTCTTTTTCAAGTTCGGCTATCAGCTTCTTTGCTTTTGACCTTGCGTTTGAATGCTTGGTGAAGTGTTCGTGGTATTCCTTTGGTGTCATCGTCTTGCGTTTGTATTCAGCATTTAGCATCTCGATTAGGTTCGTTCGGCGGGACACCTCATTTTCACACATCTGGATTAAAGCTGTTTTTGTGGCTTGTGTCATTTTATTTTGCCTCCTTGTTTAATGCTTTGATTTGTGCGATTGTACCGTTGTCAAAAAGTTCAATCGTGTAGTTGAGTGCTTCGTTCATTCCCCAGCCGAGCGTATCGGTGTAATACCTGAGAAGGGTGTTTACGGCCTCTTGACTTACGCCTTCTTCTTCGGCTCTCATAAGTAGGCAGTCATATCCGGCTTTTTCGTGAAGGTTGTTTGTTTTCATTTTGATTCGCTCCTTTTTGTTTGTTGTGTATGTTGCTGTCAGCAACCACACTTTCCTTTAGTATAATCATTTTGGTTGCTGTTGTCAACCATTTTTCAAAAACTTTTTGTAATTTTGTAAAAATATTTTGACTTATAGCAACCTTTTATTTACTTTTTCGTTTATTTACGCTATAATTATGGTGTCTAAATTAAAAAAATAGGAGGTTCTTTTTATGAACAGATTAAAAGCGTTACGCAAAAACAGAGGGGTCACTATCCGTTCTTTGGCGGAAAGTTTGGGCATGAACCACTCAACGCTTACTTTGCAAGAACAGGGCAAGCGGAACTTCTCGACCACCAGTTCACGAGCTATTGCCGATTATTTCGGTGTCTCTGTCGATTATCTTCTCGGCGCTTCGCCGGCGGAAATGTACGAGAAGCTCGTCAAGTCCTTAAAGGATTTTTACGATGACACGGTGTCTGCGGATGGCGGTGTCGTTCGTGCATTATCCGCAGAAGTGCAGGAGCCTTTGCGCTCAAAGCTGGAGCTGCTTTTCCTTATCGACTCTATCTCTTCGCCGGAGTCTCTCCGCTTATTGCTTGATTTGGCTCGCCTGCGTTCTGCTCACGATGATTTTGGAGGTGGTGTGTAATGAAGGGGTTTAAGCTCATGCTGTGGCTCTCTATCATCTGCACCGTGGTGACGGTGGTTTTCCTGTTCATTGATATGTCGGTCTTTATCACGGCTTTGGTTGTCACGATTGCCGAGTGGGGTTGCTTCTATTTCTTCTGCTACTTGCCTGCAAAGGCGAAGGCTGACAGCACTGCAAAGTCAAAGCAGGCATCGTGGGATTCTCTCGTTGAAAAAATGGACGAAACGGTTGACGAAACGGTTGACGAGGAGGATGCGTGATGGTTGTCGTTGCTTACTGTCGTTATTCTTCCGAGGCACAAAGGGACGGCTATTCTATCGAGGCTCAAACTAAGGCTATTACCGAGTGGTGTCAAAAGCAGGGACACACCATCTCCCATTTTTATATTGACGAAGCGGAAAGCGCCACGAACGATGACCGCACCGAATTTCAGCGCATGATTAAGGATGCGGCTTCTGGTTCCTTTGAAGCCGTTATCGTGCATAAACTTGACCGATTTGCACGTAACCGCTACGATTCGGCTATCTATAAGCATAAATTGAAGCAGAACGGTGTTCGTGTTATCTCCATGCTGGAACCGTTGGACGATTCTCCCGAGTCGGTTATCATGGAGTCCGTTCTTGAGGGTATGGCCGAGTATTTTTCTAAAAACTTAGCCAGAGAAACTCGCAAGGGTAAAAGGGAAGCCGCCGGGAAGGCTCAATTCGTGGGTGGCAAGCCTCCGCTCGGTTACGGTGTAGACGATAAGCACCGCTTTTTCATCATTCCTGAAGAAGCGGAAATCGTGAAGGAAATTTTCAAACGCTACGCTTCTGGGGAAGGCTCAGCCGCTATTGCTCGTGATTTGACCTCTCGTGGTATTCGTGGTCGCAAAGGCTCACCACTTACCTGCACGTCAATGCGTTTCATTATCAGTAATCCGCTTTACTACGGCCATTATGTTTGGTTCAAAAATACCCCGGCGCAGGAGCCTATTGTGGTTGACGGTGTAGTGCCTGCCATTATCTCGCAGTCCCTCTTTGATGCAGCGAACGCTCGCATTGAGAGACGTGGGCCACAGCGTAGGTACGAGGATTTCATCTTGACCGGCTATCTTTTCCCTGCATCTGGCTCAGGGCATTACGTGGGTTCTTCTTCGTTCACTAACTATAAACTAAAAGACGGAACGGTGAAACGCTCCGCCTCTGAGGTGTATATTATTCGTGGACCTATTGTGGACTGTCCTCGTTCTTTGAAAAAGCAAAAAACCGAGGACTTTATCGTGGGTTCAGTTGAGTCCGTTCTGTTCTCCGGTGCCACGCTTGACTGGGTAATTTCTGAGCTGAAGGCTCGCCTTGAGGCTCGTGCAAAGGAAACGGCGCCGGTTGATGCGTTGAACGCTCGCCTGCGTAAATTGCAAGACCAGAAAAACAAACTACTTGACTTGTATCTTTCTGGCACCGTTGACAAAGCCGTTTATTCGGCTAAATTCGGCGAATTAGGAAAGGCTGAAGAACTTGTCAAGGCGGAACTCAAACGCGCCACAGCGGCCGTTCCTCGCATTCAGGACGTGGAAGAATTGAAAGGCGCCTTGCTTTCCTTCGTTCACTCTGCTGCCGCCGATTCTCTCGAATATAAAAAACGGTTACTCTCTACTTTCGTAGAAAAAGTAACCGTTTCAAACAGTGAGATTATTATTTACTTTAAATTCCCTATTCCGGGGAACGGGGACACATTCAAGTGCGACCTTAGAAACTTTGCGGATAAGGTGCAAAGCGTGTTAACGTATTTTACTATATCCGCAAAGTTCCCGCTGACCGCTGTTTATGCCTGCGACTATTCGTCAGCAGTTATCTCTATCAATGCATAACGCATAACTCTCTACTCAACCGCCCAGACTTGCTCTCTGGGCGGTTTTTCGTGTCAGCGTGAGTTAGTTGTTTAGCAAATCGTTTAGAGCGTTTTCTGCTTCGGATTTCGGTTCGCTGGTGGCATCAGGTTGCTGTTCGGCTTTCGCCTCGGTCTTGGTTGCCGTGTTATTGTGAACCTCGGTTTTGACTTTGTCGATGACCGTTTTTGCATCTTCTTTCGATACCTTACCGTCTTCCGTCACTTCGAGGATTGTCCCCACGATTGCCTTTGCGGACGATTTCGTAAGGATGCCATCTCCGAGAGCGTAGGCCACTACCGGGAGTGCGCCGGTGAGCAGTATCTCCACTCCGTTGATGCTGAAGTATGCGGGTGCGAGTTTATTCGCCAAAAACCACAAACCTACAGCGAGGCCAAACGCTAACAGGATGATGACCTTGTTAGCGAGTTTCCTCAGCTTTTCGTTCTTGATTTTCTTCGTCAAAGCCTTAATCGGCTTTTTAAGTAAAGTAAGGATTACGAACACAAGCGTTGTCATGGCTAAAATTATAACGACCGTAAAAAGCGAATAGCCTTGCTCAATTAAAAAATCAAACACGGACTTGATTGCTTCTACCATAGTCTATTAGCCTCCTATTTCGTCTTCGACTTTCTTGATTTCTCTCTCGATTTCATCGAGTTCAACCTTAACCTCTGCTTTTGCCTCGTACTCAGCTTCGGCAGATGCCTGCGCTTCAAGCTCTGCCTTCTTCTTGGCTACAGCCTCTCTCTGGGCGGTGATTCTCGCCTCAGACTTTGCCTGCTCATCCTTGATAAAGGCTTGGAGTGCTTGGTCAAGCTGTGCGGACTTGTCGGCTACACCGATTGACTTTTCAGCGTAGATTTGACCTTGTCTTACACCGGCTTTGGCTTCGACTTTCTTCTTGGCATCTTTCAAGCCGGCGAGGTAGTCCTGTTTGTGTTGTAGGATAAGTTCGTTCATTACAGTTTTATTCCTCCGGGTTAATAATTGCGTTGATGTCGATTCCATAGGATTCGGCATCGGGTGTGGTGTTTGTGGGTTCTTCGTTGCTGTCGTTAGCTTTTGGAGCAGGCTCAAGTTCTGCAATGAGCGAGTCAATCTCGTTAACTTCAGCAATCAAAGGACTAACGTCACCGTAAGCCTCAATCTTGCGATTGATTTCGTCTCGTTGCGCTATCAGGTCGTTGTAACCTGCGAGCTTTTCTTCTCGTTCGGCTTTTTGCCTTTCGAGATAGGCCTTGATTTTCGAGTTTGGCATTTTGGTTCCTCCTTTTTAAATAATGTTATACTTTTGTAATGTCGTAATCACTATATAGGCTACCAGCGCCACCGCGCCTATTACCAAAAGTGAAACGACCAGCACGCGCGCTGACTTCGCTATGCTTGATAGTTTTTTGAAGATGCTATCCACGCAGTCGGCCAGAATGTTGATGATTGACGTGGGTGTGCCGACCACGATTAGCACCACGATTTGAAAGAAGGACAGGATGCTGAACAGCACTCTCTGCATCCCTTTTGGCAGTGGTTTTTTTACCCCTGCGTAAGTTGCGACCCCTTCATAGACTCCGTAGTTGGCTTCCTGCAGGTTCTTTTCGGCGGTCTTGGCTTTGGCTTGCTCTTCCTTAAGGTTTGCATCTGCGCCGGTGCGCAGCTCTTCTTTCTTGGTTTCGGTGATGTCTCTGACGAGTTCTTCGTCTTCGACAGCCTTTTGGGTTGCTATTACACCTACGAGGTCTTTCGCCTGCTCAGTGTAGGTTTTATCTTTGTCGAGTTCAAACTTGAGCTGAGGGACGTTTGGGTCGATTATGGATGGCTGTTGCTCTTCGCTCTTCTTTACGACTGCGCGTATGTCTTTGATATCATCCATTTTGCTCGCCTCCTTATTCGCCTATAATCTCTTCGGCTTGCTCCATGGTGATGTAGCCTTTCTCTGCGGCCGTCAGCACGTCCTCTTTCGTCCAGAGTCCTGCTTGGTAGTATTCCTTCACCAGTTCATAATCAATGATTAGGGCCATTTTCCACCTCCATTTTAAGTCTTGCGACTTCTGCCTCGAGCGCTTTTTCCTTCGCCATGAGTTCTTCAACCAGTTTTCTTAATTCGATGATTTCATCCATGTTTCCATCCATGTTTCCAGTTCCTCCATTTGGGTTTTATAGAATTTATCCATTTTGGCAAGTCCCGACTGGGTTCCCTTCTTCAGGTGGTCTCGGCCGCCCTTGTAAAATGCTTTGACCTGCTCAATGGTCAGCACACCGGCTTTTACCAGTGCTATCTGCTTTTTGAGTTTCCTTCTGCGTTTAGATATTTTAGCCGGTAGCACCTTCATGGTGACTCTACCTGTTTCGTGCAGTTTGTAGCTAAAACCTAAGAAATGCACCGGCTGTGTTATCTTCACGATTTGCGTTTTCTTCCTATTCAGTCTCAGTCCGTTTCGCTCCAGCTCTTCGGCCGCCATCTGCTTGATTTCGTTCAGCCTCTCTTTCGAGTGGTGGATGATTAGCATGTCATCCATGTATCGGTCGTACAGGATTGTGCAATCTTCAAGCAGTTTGTGGTCTAAGCCGTTTAGCATTGCGAGTGCTATCAGCTGGTTCAGTTGGCTTCCGAGTCCGATTCCTACCTCTGCGCTGTGCGAGTCTATCTCATCCACGACCATTTGGTATGCCCAGTCATCGGTGATTAGATTCCGCATCACGGCTTTCGCCTTGTCGTGGGCTATACTCCCGAAGAACGACTTGACGTCAATTTTTAGAATATATCCATCCGTTCCGTGGCGCTTATAGAACTCGTGCAGGTTTGCTTTGAGTAGGTTTCGTGCGTAGTCAGTTCCTTTGTTTTTCTGGCATGCTGCGTTCTGGGGTACGAAGTGCTGGCACACCTCGTCATATAGGTAATTGTCCACGAGGCTTCGCTGTGGCACCCGGTCTCTAAACCGTGTACTCACGATGTCCCGCCTCTTTGGTTCGTAGATTGTGAACTTATAACCTTCAATGGGTTTGTAGGTTCCTCTGTCCATGTCCTGCTTTAGCAGGTAAATCCTATAAAGTCCGTGTTGCGTGTATTCGATTACGCTGCGTTTCCACGATACACCCTTCTTGCACTTTTTCATTGCCTTGAATAGGCTACTAAAGTCCGAGACTTTCTCTTGTACGCTCATCGTTATTTTTGCCTTTGCTGCCACGTCTTAGGTGGCGCTTCATTTCGCCGTTTCGGTCAGGGCAGTAGCTCCTTGCATAAAAATGGCACTGATTTCGGTTCGTTTTTCAACGTCCTACTATAATCTGGCCGTAAATTATTATTTATCAATCGGGGACGAACCCATTGCTGTTGTTCGCTTCATTGTTGTTGAGTGAACCAGAAGTATTGACATTCCAGACATTATTCGCATTGTTGGCATTGGCGGAGGGTCGCTTTTCAGCTACTGACCTATAATTTATTTACGCATCTCTTCATATCTGCGTTTATCGGAGAGGTTCCAGTTCTTCGCTTTATTCACTGTTTTAACGATTAGCCCAGTCCAGTATTCGATGGAATTCGTGGCTATACTAAAACGGTGCCATGCGAAGGTGATTTTAGGCAGTAGCGTTTTTAGGCTTGCGATTGCACGTTCCTGATGGTCGGTTCTGTCTTTGAACATCTCCGGCGAGGTATTCTTGTCAAGTCTTACCTCGTTTGCCCAGTATAAGTCCTCGTAGGCGCTTGCCGCTAACTCGATGATGTGGCTGGTAAAACACGACCAGTATTTCTTCGGGAAGACTTGCGCCTTTGCCTTGGTCTTTTGTCCATCCTTCGTTTCTGTCACATTCTTTTCCCGGTGGCAAATATCGAAGGTGTACTCGAGCAGTTCCTCGGCATAATTTAGAACCTTGAGGTCTTCATCATTCTGCTTGCTTGATACTACTGCCATTTGGCTTTTTCTCCTTGTAGTTATTTTCTTTCGATCTTGCTATGCGTAATCAGTTATCGCATGCACCCTTACGGGTGCGATTATGCTGATTTTTTGATTATGCAAGCGGGGACGAACCCATAGCCGTCGTACGCTCCACTGGTGTTGAAGGAACCAGAAGCATAGACACTCCAGACAGTATTCGCAGTGTCGGCATTGGCGGAGCGAGAGAAATAGTAGGCATAACTCGAGCCGTTGAGCTTCTTCCTATCATCAGCGGTGCTGTGCATTTTGAAGTAGTCCAGTCTCTCGCCTTCGTCCTGTCCACTTACTGCTTCGCCACCGTCAATCTCAACCTTTGAAAGCGGGAAGAACTTAGTTTCTACCTCTTCGTAGCTGGTTACATTCGTGGCGCTGTAGCATGCCGGTAGTGCGCACTTAAACTTGACCGTCTGCACTGCATCGAGGAAGTCTTGGCCGTAGCCGTGAAGGTATCCTGCCATATTGCATGCCGATGCTGAAGGGGGAAGGTCGAAGTCATCCCTATAGAAGAACCAGTTTCCGAGTCCGTCTCCGGTGGCCTTTGGTGCTGTGCTGTTGCCCCAGATAAGGAAAGTAGAACGGCTGAAGCGGTTATCACCGTATGCGTTGTGTTCTGTCCTGCCTCTCTTGCCACCGAACGAAGTATTGACGGTGTCTTCCTCCGTGTAGTAGTCGGCTCTCTGCGATGTGAAAGTACCAAGGTCGTAGTTATAGGCTTGGTTCGTGTATTCTGCGATTGCCACGTTTGTTTCAATCGCATTTGACCTGATGTGTGTTCCTCTGCCTTCAAAAGTGTTGACGTGGGTTGCGTTATTGTATTTACCGGTATACGTGGTAACCTTTGCGCTTGTCACGTCAGTCTTTGCATAGGACTGTTTCCATCCACCGATTCCCGGAATTCTAAAGCCGCCGTATGCCGGGATAGGCTGTGTCAAAGTGAATACGTAGTCTCCGTCATAGGCTGCGCCACTTGCGTATGCGGCCTTGTAAAGTGTGAACTTATACGTTCCTGCCGGCATGCCGTTCTGGGTGTAGTATAAGAGTTTAGCAGGGCAGAACGGAATAGTTCCGTAGCTCTGGATTTTGTGCGCGTATAAAAGTGCGCTGTCTCCTCTGCCTGTGGTATCGTGCAGTAAGGTGTAGCCTGCCGGGTTGTATTGCATTAAGTCCCATGCGATTCTGCTTGCCGATTCCACGATGACGATTTTGTCACCTTCCTTCGGTGTGCCGGTTGCAGTGATGCCGTAGTCTGCGAGGATAACGGTCCCGGCGGCCTTATCCACCCAGTGCCATACTGCTCCATCGTATTCGGCTTCAAATGCTCGCTCTTCAGCGTGTCCCATTGCGGCGAGGAAGGCATCCTCGTTGATGGTGACTGCGAGGGTACTGCCCTCTACCTTGTCCGTTCCCACGGTGACTGAGGTTTCTTTGGGAATGTGGAACTGCTTTCCTATGCTGCAGATT